AAGATAAATTAGACCATTGGTTTCTGGTGGATAAAATGCGGTCAGTATAAGCATAAGGGTTTGAATTGCCCACTTCTGCCCAACCTTTTACATTCAACTTTGCCAGCGGTGCATCTGTCCCAATTCCCACATTACCAGAAGAGTTCCAAATTCCAGATCCAGGGAAATAGGCGTTACCTGAAACAGAAAAGAGTGAAGTAGATGCTCGTTGAGAGTTGATTTGACCAATTGAAGTAATATCTCCATTTACAATCGTAGAGGACATCACCACATCTACTACGGTCGTTTTACCTAAAACGGTTGTATTGCCATCTATTTTTACATTACCGGGAAAAGTCGTGGTGGCAGTAGAAGAACCTACTTGAGCCACATCTATACTAGGAGCAACAATTTGATTGGTGAAAGTCTGTGTTCCACCCCAAGTGTTTGAAGTGGTAGTCCCAAAGGCTAAAGAAATAGCATTAACTGCCCTTTGAAGTGGATAGGTAAAGGTTAGGGGGTTTTCAAAATCTACCCCAGCCGTAGCAAGACCAACTATACCGCTAGTTGCTTTAAGTAGACCAGAAGCAAGGTAGCTTAGTTTAAGCTCTGAAGTGATGTCCTGCTTGCTTGAGGTGGCATTGGTGGAAGAAGCGTCAGTTGAGAATAAGGAAGAAAAGATGTTATGAAGTGTGAAAGTATTACTTTTATCAGTCTTAGCAATCGTGGTAGATGCGTTGATAACCGCTTCGGCTTTAGAGGTGGCGGTGGGGTCGGTTTCTGGGGTAGCACTGGTTGGAGTGGTAGTGGAGATTACCTTACCATTAGGGTCTACCGCTAGGAATTTACCAGCAGGGTCGGCGAGTTCAGTGATAGCCAAGCTAGTTGATGTTGAGTGGCCCAAAATGGCATCGTGGCCGTTTAAGAGTTCGGCGATAAACCTAGCCGTAGTCCAGAACAGTTTAGAGCCCTCAATCACATCGGAAGTGTTTATTTTAAGAGAAGAAGTGGCAATGCTTTTAACAAGAGAATTACTAACCACCTGAGCAAGATCGCCAACAGTCCAAGGAGTAGAAGTAGAGAGGCCGGTAGAGCCTGATCCTGATCCGCAAGTGGTCGTGGCAAAATCGCCGTCAGTATCAACTGAGACGCAGGGATTCCCGGTAGAGCCAAGATAAGGCAGGCGGAAAGTTTGCAGGTTGACCACATTAGGGCTCAACACGCCGCTAATATACTTCCAGAAGTTAGAAGATACCTGAGCCGAGGCGATTGTTGGCAAGAGGATCAGAGCGGCGGCAATAATTAGAGTTGTGATTTTGTTAGGCTTCATAGACATAGACTACGCCTTGGCCGTCAGTGCTGGCGTCAAGATAAATTTTATTAAGATCATCAATTTCCACCTGAATTGAATCCATTGGTTGTAAATACAGACCGATAGTTGAAGATACTGTCGCGCCACCGATATAAACAAAGCCGGTATTGGTAGCATTGCATCTAATGTTTACCCTCCGGCAAGGGACCGAGACGGCAGACAAAGGAACAGCTACGCCGGCAGTCACTACTGTCTTAGCTCCACCTTGGAAGTCAGTTGAAGCGCCACCTACGGCAGCAATCAAGGTATCTATTTTCTCATTAGTGGCAGGATTGATAATGGCCCCGCTCGCATTCTTGATTTTAGTCTCAGAAGCACCAGATCCGCCTAAGAGTTGCGTAATCGCAGCATAGAAGCTCTTGCCGTCAGGGGTAACAAGGCGAACAGGGATAGCGTCAGCCGGTTTGGTGTTGATAATTTTAAGATCACCAGTAACTACGGCCTTACCAGTCGCAGAATAGATCTTAGTAAGAGAAGCTTTGATCAACCCGAGCTCTTTAACCATTTGGCTAAAGGTAGGGTTTTTAACTGTTACCTCTTTAGGTTGGTTTGTAACCTTAATCTCTTTTGGGTAGGCCTGAAGATTAGAAACTTCAATACTCTTAGGCTGGTTGGCAACCTTAACCTCATTCGCAATGTTGATACTCTTGGGGAAAGAGATAGGCAGGCCGTCAAGAATTTCCTTAAGCGGTGAGACTAATTCATCTCTAAAGAGTTTAATGGTTTGTTTAAGTATTTCAGGATCACGCTCAGCCAAGATTAAAGATTCAATATAGCCCATCTTCTTTTCAAGACCTTTAATAACTGCCAAGTGGTCTTTCTCTCGCTTGGAATCTTTAAAGCGCTGAATATCGCCTTTTAGTTTTTCAATTTTCTCCTTGGTTGTTTGCATTATTAAGTTCGTCTAAAGTTTTCTTGATCTCGTCAATTTGATTTTGATTCTCACTTAAATCTTGATTGTCTTTAGCCAACTTTTTGTTTTCTTCCTCAAGCGTCTCCAATCTTTTCTTCATCTCGGAGACTTCGGCAGGAGAAAAGGAGCGCTGAATGATAGGGATTGTAGTGCATCGGCAGTTAACATGGAGGGGCGGGAATTCTACGCTATCGTAATCTAAATCTAGAACCCCACCATCACGCCCTCGGAATGAATCACCTTTATCAAAGAAGTTGTCGCCAATCCCGATAGTTTTACCATTCATTGGGCCGCACCATTCGCAAGTGCGATCATCAAGAGCAGTAAGCCAGCGTAGTTTCTTAACAAAACCACTCTCTTTATAAGATTCAGTAGCAGCAAAGTTGGAAGCGCGCAGGGTTTCAGTTCTAGCAATTCGCTCCGAGCGATACTTCTTCATATCATCAAATAAGTCACCAACCCTTTTGCGAATTTGTGGCACGCTCTCCTCTTTGTCTAAGCCGTTGATAATGGCTGAGGCCAGTTTGTCATTAGTGTCTTTGGTGGCGTCTTTGATAATTTTCTTAACTTGGTGAGTGATGAAGTTCTTAACGGCATCATTAGCAATTGTGAGCTTACCCTCAAGACCGATAAACCGATAGGCGAGTTCGCTTTGATCCTTAATGATCTCAAGAGTAATGCCGTCTAATAAGGAGGCGAACAGATCAGCCTCTTGCTCGGGGTCTAGTTTAAACTTCTTAGGATCAAGTGCCTTTTTACCTTTGACCGCCTTAGTTGGCATCTCGTCTAAGATGCGCTTGCGTTGGCTATTGAAGATCCTGTCCATCTTGCGCCGGTAGGCAGGCACAGAGGCTTCACCTACTGATAACTGTTGGGTTTGAAAAACAAGCATCGGCTTTTCCTCATCACTAATCTGCTGTTCTTTTCTTTTAACTTGTTTACCTTTCTTGCTGGTTGATAACAAAGCGGCCACCACATCAGTTAGTTGCTTTTTAACCTCGCTCTTTAATTTGAGAGCTTTAAGTTTGGTCTTATCTCTAGCATTGATTGAATTTTTAGAAATGTGATTTTGGCTAGGATCGCTAGGTGAGAAGAAATCAGAATCAATAGGTTGGAAGTTAAGGGGAACGCGCAATTTGTCAGCTTCATCACCGGCTGGTGGTAAACCCTGCATTGATCGCACCTCATTGATAGATAGCCAGCCATTTTGCAAGCCATTGCCATAGAGCAAGAGTTTCTGATCAAGCGCCTCGGGAACAGGATCATCATAATCAAGAAACATATTCTCGCTATTAGCAAAAAGGGGCACAAAGAATTCATTAAGTTGCTCGGTGATTCTTTGCATCACTGGCTTAATCTTTCTTTTGGCGAAGATATAGTCGGTTGCCTCAGCATTGGCGCGGTTTACATCATCAGTAATACCAAGAGCGGTGCGAGGAACACGGAAGATTCCGAGGATCTTATCGCGGGAGAAACGCTGTTGCTCCATGAAGTCCATGTCCTTTTGAGTAAGGGACATTGGCTTATACTCTAAGCCACCTTGCAAGATTAAGAGCTTGTGAGAGTTATCTAGACCTTGGAATTTTTGCTTAAACTTTTTCTCAGTTCTTTCTAGTTGGTCTTTAGTTAGTTTTTGGGCGGTTTGTAGAACGGCATCAGGGCGAGCAGAGTTATAGAAGAAGCGCTTATTATATTCTTCAGAGTATTCATCAATGTCAGCCGAGCGAGCGGCCGCGCTTAAAGTCCCCTTACCACGGAAAGGGGTATCAGGATCAGGGTTTCGCAAGAATACTACTTCATGTGGCTCAAGATTAATGGAATTGCGACCATCAGTTGAATACTTATAGCCTTTAATGATCTCGCCGGTAGTCCCCGGAATAATTTGCAGGCGATCAGGACGGAGCAAGATGATTTTGTCCGGTTTAAGGCCGTTATAAGAAATGAAAAGGGGAGCTTCGCCAGTAAGCTCAAGATACTGGCTAACAAGCCAGAACAGGTCAAACTTGGTCATGAATTCATTGGCCCGATAAAGCACATCAAGAATCGGGTGAGAAGCAATCTCTTGCACATCTTTACCTGCATACTTGTAAAGGCGCAGATTAATCATTGCCACCTCATCAGCAATAGCGTTGACGCAAGCGTAAACCCAACCAGTTGAGCTCTTAAGATACTCGCTACTCTTCCTCTTTGGAGGAACAGTATCACCTAAACTATTATCGCTAAAAATGTCTGATAGATTAGAAACTTGTTTGGTCTCATTAAGGTCTTCGCGAATTTGCTTCTCAGCTTCGTTAGAACCTTCAGAGATCCGAGAGATTATATCCATACCAAAATTATATTACAAAAAAATCATACCACCAAATCTTCCATCTCGTCTTCCTGTGGAGAAATGGCAGTAACAGGGATACTAATAATATCTACATCAATTCCATTTTGGGTTAGCCACATCTCGGCATACTCGGCAAGCGCCCAAGAATCGGGGTAGTCATCATGGGCTTTGGCATCATTAGGGTGGTGGCAAGATAAATACTCGCCTTTGTATTCTTTCTGCAAATCAAGTAATTCTTCTTCAAACTCCCGGCGCTCTAAGCAGTCCACATCAGGATATAGCGTAGCTTTAAGCTTTACTTGTTGGATTAAATTCTTATAAATAACATCTTTACTTTGAAGCGAGAATTTAACGCGAATAATCTGATAACCAGTCTCGCGCTCAAACATGTCAGGCATAAAGTCACCTTGGCCAGTAGAATCAATGGCGATCGCCTCAATGTTGGAGAAGTTTTTAAGAAAAGAGCAAATGGAATCAAACTGATCCTTGTAGTTATCGCCTTTAAGCCTAAGCCAAGCCAAGATACTCTTGGGCCTAATGATGTTGCCATTCTCGTCTTTAATAGGCTGAATGTTCTTAACAGTTACAATCGTCTTATCAGGGCTTTTGGTTGTAT